CGCTGATGGCTGCAACCGTTTCAGGGCTGTACGGCGCTGGCTGCTGGGACAGCACCTGATCAAAGACTCCTGAGAGTGCATGCAGCTCCACATCTTGGAAGATGCGGATCCTGCCAACTACAAGGGAGTTGGCTGCACCCGTGACCCAAACCTGGAGGGAACTCCAGGTCGAGACGGTGTCTGTAGTGTTTGCCAAATCTTGAAAGACACGATGACCCAAATCCAGTGGCTGTGGTAGGATCTGAATGCCTTTGTAGAGTGGCACAATGGTGCGGTAAGTGGAAACGACATCTTCGCCCATACCGATGGAGTCACCCGGCTCCATTGCAAACTGCCTGACTACGAGGAGCCCGGCAGAAGCATCGAAAGCCACAGAGGGGATGAACTCCACCATAACACTCTTGACGCGGAACATTGAGTAACGCGTGGAGAATGTTGAGTAGACGTCCGCATCCGTAGCCGTGCCCCATGAGGAAACAGTGCCTGCGGCACTGACCGTAGGGGCCCGGTATGATTGGGATTTGAGCGCCCCCGAGATGAAATGCATAGCAGCAGTTCCATACGTGCCGTCAGTCTTCATGTCAAAGTCCGACACCAAGGTCGCACTAATGGCAGGAAACTCCGCCCCGTCAGGGTACTGTTGCCCATTCCGCGCTCGAGGGTCAAAAGAAAACGGCACCTGTGACCGGTCTAGGCTAAGAGCAGACTGTGGCTGCAAGCCATTGAACCGGGCACTCATGCCGGAGCGCAGGCGCTCCTCCAGGTTTGGGTGGTGCACCTCCACGTGGTTAGACATCACCCTATAGGATGACTCCCCGATCACGGGGTGGTGGGCCAACACGACAGCCCGGGGGAGTGTCGAAAGACGCTTCTGTTTGCCGCGCTTAGCTGCTGGAACAATTGATAGACTCTGGGCCATTGTCAATCGTGCCACACGTTTGCTGCGTCAACGAGATTGTCGGTACTGTGGTCCGACTGGGGAAAGGATGGCCAGTAAGTTGCAAACTGCTGTACTCTACTGGTCATTGGGCCCTGCTCGGTTTCCCCCCATTTGCTCCACCAGGCCTCTACCTGAAGTTGAGCGTCCGGAGGAATGCCCCAAGCTGTCGCATACGAAGCCCGCGTCTTCGCAGCGACATGGTCTGGCAACTTAAGACCTCGAGCCCAGAACCGCGCTCCGGTGTGTCTGGGAAGCTTGGCACTGGTTCGGGTGCCCTGCTTCTTTAAGGCTGAGTAAAGTTCGCGCTGGATGGGAAAACACCTCCCCATTGACAAACCGCCAACACCTACTAAGTGGAGCCACATCTTCCATGGCAATGGACTGAGTTTTATCAAGTCCTTCTCAACACTGTTCGGTGCCCTGCACATAACATACCCTGCCTCCGTCCACACCGGCCGCATCTGACAGAATTCGACTCGCTCGAGAACGTCAGCACGCCTCTCCCACTCAAGGAAGTAGCCGCACTGCCTGAAAATCTGGTTGATCACCGCCTGCACGCGGTCACCATCCCCCGATTCGCAGAAAACAACGTTGTCGTCTCCGTTGTTC